CCTTTTTTGTTTCTTCCTTCTGTTTAACTCTTCTGGCGTAGGATTACCAGGGGCACTCAAGCGCCCTTGGTAACCAGCAACACCACCTGTTGTTGAAACTTCTTTTTTCGTTGTTTTCATAAATTTTAACTGTTAGGTTCGCCATTAGAGCCAACTTGATATTGATTTTTATCTTCAAATCCATCGCCTCTAATACTACCAAGAGTTCCGTATTTATTTTCTACGCTTGTAGTATAAGAACGATTTACTGTTACTGGACCTAAAACATTATCAATATGTTTCATTGCCTCCCAATTAGCCGCTAATCTTTCTTTTTGTGTAGATACACCTACAATAGCATCTCTACCGGCAACTGCTTCAACAGCAGCGCGGCGATCTACATATTTCTCATTCTCTCTATCTAAAAAAGTTCTAGCCATTTTTAATAACGACTGCTTCTATCGTGGCCCTCCCAGCCATATGGGCCGTCGCCTGTAGTGCCGGACGCGTAAGCATTTTTAGCCGATTGTGATGCCCCGCTTCCTCCAACGGCGCCAGAAGAATATTGAGTAATATCATTTCTCAAATATGCGGCACTTAAAAAATGCCAAGGTGTAGCTACACCTAATGCTGCAGATCTCATCACCACCCTTGCCGGAGCTGCTGCTGCTTTATCACCACTTTCATCGCCTAAATCTGTAACATTCTCCGCATATCCTTGCAATCCAACATATTCTTGAAAAAGCTTCGTCGGCCTTACACCTAATCCCCCCTGTGCAGCGCCGCTCTCTGTGGTCATCGGCAGACCGTTTTCCAGATACCGCGCAAAACGATCAAGATTAGAAAAAGCTTGAGGTTCACTGCCGTCCGTTACACCTAATCCACTATAAGCTTGAGTATCAGCTTCACCGGCTTCTTTTGCAGGCCAAAAGTTACGAGAAGGTGAAGGAGGATTCGTGTTATTCCCACTAGCTATGCCGCCCTCTACATGAATGCCCTCATAAGGAAATGGAGTTTGTAACTTACCACGGGCATCTCGGGAGCGCGCAACATATATACTTTTTTCACTAAGTGTTTCGCCAGTACTACGATCTACACCATCAGTTGTCTCGGCAAACTTATTATTCATAAAAATGTTTTGGGTTTCTCTAATTGTTTTTGGGCCCGGCGAAGCAGCTGCTTTTTCCGGAGCATTAACGTCACCTTGGGTATAGTCGGCCATTACTTATCTCCTAAAATAATTTTAAATTGTCCTTCATTTCTAAACTTAACAAGACATCTTTAAGATTGGTAGTGGATAAAGTGTTTTCCTTACAAATACCTCTTAACTTCTCTTCTACCAACTCAATTTTTTCTTTAATCTTTTCGTTATCTACCTTGTCTTTCTTATCCGCAACTTCATCAAGGATGTTATCAATTCTTCTTTTCATCCAATCAGAAAAGTTTCTTTCATCTTTAGTAGTATAATACTTCACTAGACAATCCTTCTGCTCAGAAGTAAGAAGTTTGCCATACTTATTATCAAAATTCTTTAATGCAATCCCTAACGCTAATTGCTCAGTTTGAATTTTTTCCTTGGGTTTATCAGTATGATGGGTGTTGGCTTCTTTAATTCTCTTCGCCTCTGTATTCTCTACTAAATGCTCAAAAATATTTTGTTCACAAGTAGATCTATCACGGCTTGTAAGATACTGTCCACCTTGACTAATGTTACCTTCATTAATCAAAATATTAAAACTTGCATAAAGTTTATAGTTAGGAACATTCACTTTCATTATCTGCTTGCGATTACACACCTTACTTATTTCTTCTAGCAACTCGGTGTTTTCGCTATACAATTTTTGATCATTAACCGTTTGATTATATTCCTTGACCAAATTGCTATAAAAGCGAGTAGCATAATAAGGGTTACGAGCCTCACTATACAATAGTTGTGAATATATCTGATAAGCTTTTGAAATTTGTGTTTCTGTCATAAAATATTTCTTTATAACAGCAAAAATTCCCGTAGCAGTTTTATTATGCCCCTTTGAAATCTCATTTAATACGGCATGATTCAAGATTTCAAAAAGAATGCCAACATTCCTCTGTTTACTATGTTTCATCCTTAACCCCAATATTTGGTATTATACCCTAAAATAAATATATAACTACTTAATTAAAATTATCCTTCTTTGCCTTCATTAGCGATAAAGTTGATTCTTCTAACTTATTTTCCGCTTGATCTTTTATAAGATTACCCACCATATCCTTCATTACATGGTCATACTTCATAATATCAGAAATGGTGCGATCAAACATATCTTTCTTGCTTCTACGATTTTTTGCCTTTTTGCGAATAAAATCAAGAGTGTGTTTCATCTCTTCATTTTCGGGATCGTCAAGTTTATCCTCTAACTTCTCTTCATCATCATCTTCATTAAACGCATAATTTTTAGGATACCCAGGCAATTCTCTTGTTCCAAGAGGGTCATAAGGCATTGCATCTTTCGTATATTGTCTCGTAGTATTTTCTTCAGCCGAGTCATCATCTGTTTCAGTTTCAGTTTCTGTCTCGGTTTCTGTCTCTGCGTCATCCATTGGAGCACCGCCACCCATATCGGGTTGCTCACCCATCTTAAGTTGTTCAATAATATGAGCGTTTTGTGCTTCCTTTTCAATTTGAATATTAATATCTACAATCTCAGAAGATGAAAGTTTAAGTATTTCTTTTTGTATGTAGTCCAAAGACAACAATGGCGAATCTGCCATATCACTTGCAGTGCTGAAACGATTGCCCATTAACTCAAGGTGCATCATTTCAGTAACCGTAGATGGATTAGTCAACCTCAGATCAAAGTTATAAATGGAAGACTCATCATACCCACGCAAATAAAGGTGGACAAGTGATATCTTCGCCAACTCACTAACAACGATCTTTTGGATTCTTTGGATGGTTCTGGCAAACTTAATGTCTTCTTGAGCCAACGTAGACTTACCTGAAAGATCTTCTTCAGCTGTAAGATAAGACTTTGGAACACCAAGAGAAATAAATAGTTTATTCTGTAAATATTCGATATCTTCAATTGCAGCGGCATTCTCACCCCCTGGCAATGTTTCAATTCTGCTTCCTCTATCACCACGAACCGGAATAAAGAAGTCTTCCAGAATAGATTCAGGATTATATCTTAAATCAACATTACCATTAGATTCTTGTGTAACTGCGATTCTCTTTAATTTATCCCTTGCATTCTGCATGTAAGAGTCTACATCTCTAGGTGGGATGTTACCAACATCCACATAAAACACTCTGCGCTCAGGCGCTCTACTGATACGATAAATCAACATCGCATCTTCTGCCATCAGCAACTGCTTCCAAACCTTACGAGAAGAATCTAACATCGACCTACCATAAGGTAAAAATCTATCATCACCTAAAATACGCAAGTGAGAAACTTGATAGTTTTCAAACACTGTATTACCTTGAGCAGTCCACTTAAACCTTAAGCTATTAGGATCGTTATTGTATCCTTCTTCTCTTTCAATCTCACCAACTGGCATTGCTATAGCGCCTAACACACCTTCTTTATCTACAATATCTAATAGATTAAACATATCGCCATACTTACACATATTGCGAATCCATGTCCAAAGGTGAAAGTCTAAGTCTAAACGCTGATAAAGTAACTCTTCTAGCTCATGCACAATCTTATCGTCATCAGAAACTATTTGTAAAATCTTACCATCTTCTGCATAAGTCATGGAATCATCAGCATATATATCCAAGGCTCTTGTAATCTCCGGATAGTGATCCATCTCTTCGTAATCTTTGACTCTCTCTAGTCTTTCAACACCACCAACCAAAGACTGTTGATAGAGTGCAGAGGATGCTCTTTGGAAAGTATCAAAGGCTTGCTTCTGCGCCCGTATTCCCGGGCGTTCCGTAGGAACCTTATAATTCGCCGAGCCACCCTTGAGTAGTTTCTTTAGTATATCAAACCTATCTGCCATTTCTTATTCCTTTATTAAGATTTTGAGGCATAAAACAAAACTATTGCGATAATCGCGGGAATCATTCCGCCAATACCACCCCATACTCCAGCTTTTACTTTCAATGTAGCAATATCTACTTGGATTTGTGTAAGCTTATCTTCAATATGACTAAACTTAGTATCATGATCATCAAGTTTTTCTATTACCATTTTTTCATACTTGCTCCAACCATCGCTCAAATCAGCCATCTATTTCATCATCCATCGTAAATCTTCGCGTTGGCCAGAGCCCACATCGAAGGTAAAATGCTCCTCTTGCTTTTCCTTATCTGTCTTATAAATACCAAACTCATAAGGTGTAGAAGAAAAGTTGAGGCCATTTAATAATTGTTTGGTCATATCTTCGTCTTGACTATTAAATTTGAGAGTAGTCGCTCTTACATACATACCAATTGCTAACGACATTACAAGGTCATCATTATAACTAGACATAGCTTCGGGCTTGCCATTATGAAATACAAAAGTTTCTAATTCATTCTGTGTTCTTTTTGAATGTAAAATAAAATCGTGCGTTCTTAAATCTTCTTCCATACGAGCCACACAGGCCGGTCTGCTTTTCATACTCATAGTAAAGCCGGGCACTGCATTCTTGGGCACATTGTATGGGTCGTAATGTAACTGATTAGAATTGCCTTCGTGTATTCTAGTTAAATCTTTTATAGTCCAATACATATTCTTGTATTCCATCTCTATCAACTTCATTACTACATGATGACCCATAGAAGCATTTTCAACAATAACATAAGCATTATTATATTGAACGGCGGTATTATGAACCAGGTGCGCATACACATCCGTATTAACCTTACCTTTATATTCCGCTACCTGTTCGTATGCCTCTACATCAATAACATGAAACGCAGAAAAGTCATCACCATCGCCTCTTGCAACATCTGCAGAAATTATATATTGCTTTGAATAGTCAGGATACTTCCATATCCAAAGGTTTTTATCTAACCAAGTTTTTTCTTCTGGATCTCTCATAAAAGGTCGGAAACCATTATCGGCTTCTTCTTCTTCATTTGGATGCTCTTCATACCAACTTAAAGCTTTTAAACTAACTACATTATTACCCGACTGGAGAAAGTCACAATCGTGTTCTTGTGCAAAAGCTTGATCACCTATTTTCTTTTTTTCATTTCTTCCCCACTCTTCATCTCTATCCGGATGAAAATGCCATGGCAAGTGAATGGGGTGGAAAGAAATATTCTTATTACCTACTCTCTCACTAACACCGGCTTGGGCTTCAATATAACTTTTGTGAAACCAATTACCAATACCATTGGGTGAAGACAACACTACACAATCACCACCTGTAGCCAATGTAGGTTGAGCGGCAGTCCAAATACCATCCATTGCCTTAATAAAGGCTGCCTCATCAATAATCAATAAACTCAAAGCTTCTGAACGAGCTGCATCTTGTGCATTAGTTCCAGTAGCGCCGGCTTTAATCTTTGAGCCATTTGCTAACTCCATACTCTGTCGATTATCAATAGTTATATCAGATTTTAACCATGGCGGCACTTCTTCTAAAAATACCCTTATCTTATCTACCAAGTTAGTAGCCGTATCTCTTTTAGTAGCAAGAATAAAAATTTCCTTGTTCTTAAAGAAGTTAGCCATCCAGCCAGCATAAGCTGCACATAAAGTAGATATACCTAATTGGCGTGCTTTCAATATAATATTGTAAGACCTATCAAGAAAACTTTGCAGTGTTTCCTCTTGGAAATCCCATAGTTCAAAAGTCAAAAGTCCCTTGGTAGGATGGCGGATCTTACCATACTTCTTAATGAAGTAAATGGGGTCTTTGCGACACCTTACATATTCTTCTGCTTGTTCTTTATCCATTTAGCTTCTTCTCATGGTTGATGCCTAAACAATCCAGGCAATATACCCATTCTATAATCTTGTTTTTGCCACCAGCCATTAGCCTCTATCTGTTCCTCAAAATCTGGACT